TTCATGCCATCACACACACCATCAAGGTATTCCATGTCTGGCAAATCTTCTTCAGCCCAAACTACAATATCATAGTCATGGCTATCAAACTGACGGATGGCATCTAGCAATCCATCTATACCCGTGTTAATGCTAAACACTACCTTGTCATCGGCCCATGCTTTTCTGGCATAGGGGCAAGGTGGTAGACCATTTAGTTTCGCATTAGGTACTTCTAAAAAGTCTTTTGACCACGTGCGTATGTCACGCTCGACGGGATGCACGTTGCTTTGTCTTTCGTTTTTGGGCTTCAATAAACTTTCGATACACTGCCGCAGCGGCCTTTTTACCTGCCGCTCTAGCACGTTGTTCCATAGCAATCGCCGCTTGTGTCTTATGAGCATGTGTTCTTCCAGACGCTCTAATTCTACGGACAGATGCTTCCGCATCTCTGACCGTAGCAAATTTAAGACCATGAATGGTTCCTTTAGGGTTTTCATCTGTATATAGGTCGCTATGCTTTTTTGACTTTGCGCGTTGACCTTTTTTTCTTGGAACTCTTGGCGGCACTTGGTAACAATCCTTTGTTTACGGCTCTCGCCCTTTCGCTAAAACCCATCTTTTGCCCGGTGCGTATTTTACGCCGGATAGTAGATAGTTTAGCAACCATTATTTTTTCTTTAAGATTTTAGCTACTACATCAGGGCGGGTCTTTTGCAAAGCACGAAGACCGGGGTTCAAGTTATCTTTAACTGCACCGCCATTAGCAAGATACATGTGTTTCTTGCCATTTGCCATACCACCTGCAGCCATTGTCATTGGACCCTTTTTACCTTTAGGCATATCTACCATGCCTACACCTACGGTCACAACAGGCACTTTTTTCTTTTTGACACTGCCGCCTTTATTCATATCAAGACTGTCAGTTACTTTTTTAACCACAGAGTCAGGTAACTTACCTTTCATTTCATTTATGGCATTATTTAAAAGCTGTGCTTTTTCGCTGGACTTATCTTTTAGCGCATTATACTGGCGCATTTTGTCCTTTAATCGTTTTGCCATACCTGCAGTTTTACCACCAAGCGTAGCCAAGTCAACGCGAGACTTGCTTGCAGTACCTGTGCTTTCAGGTTTCTTTTCTCCAGTGCGTAGCTTTTCTCTACCCGCCTGACGAGCGGCTGCAGTTGCAGCAGCAGAAGCGTCAGCAAGTGCATCCATTAATTTTTTCCTAGCCATCAGTATTTTCCCTTCCTTGATTTAGGACTAGATTGTTTAGGTTTTCCTGCCCCACCCCACAAGGTACGACACGCCCAATAACGAGCAGACAAGATATCAGTGGCGGTGTCACACTTGTGTCTGGCTCTAAATGATTTACGGGCGGCTGCACTGTAGTTGTGTCCATACCCTTTTGCACCGAAATGAATTAGTTTTACTTTGTCGCCCTTTTTAGCCAGCACCATTTTCTTCTTACCTTCACGGTTAGAAGCAATAGGCCGATTGTAACCGGGGAATGTAATGCCACGATATTTCACGCTCATAGTGTTAGACCTTCAGGCTCCGGTTTACTGCACTTAAAATAAAAATTTAGTGGTGCAGGTATCATGTATGAAATACCCTGCACCATTTGGTCTATACGTGCGCGACACTCTTCACGAGTTTCATACGGTCCTCGCGTGTCTTCTGCTGTTACACATTCACTGGGGTCCGTAACTCCTAAAGCACAGAACACCACGATAGCTTCAAACATTTATTTGTCCTCCGACCATCCTTCAGCCCTCATTGCATCTTCTACATGCTTCAGAGTAAAGGGTCTACCATAATGTGCTTCTACAGCCTGACGCACGTAGAACACATCACTGTGGGGGATATGAAGTTTATCTAGTGAGTTAGTACGGATAGCATTATAAAATGCATCAAGCACATTGTCTGTGTATAGTTTTACAGATTTTTTAGCCATTGTCAAGAAAAAACTTTCAATATTACAAATAAGCACGAACGGTAGCACTATTAGTGATACAGTTAAGTGAGTTTAACAAGAAAATTTAGTAGTCACTAAAGATGTACAGCTAAGTGATTTATGTATTTATGGTAGAAAGACAGTTAACTGTACACCTTTAGTGTTTAGTTATACATAATTATACCAGAATCCACCATGCTTGTCAAGCCCCCAAGTAAAAATAAATATTAGTTGCACAAAAAATGTGCAATTGCACAATACTTGTGCATATACATACTGTCAGTTGCTACTGTGGTTAACACTGAATTTACCTAATCTGTGTGTTTCTGTGTATATATATCTACGTACCCCCCGTATGGCCCATGCACCCCTGCGCATATGTAGGCGCATGTGCGTGTGTGCGGGGCGTGTGGCAGCGTGATGTAGGCATGATGTGGGTGTATCTGCGCAATGTGTGTCGCATGTGAGCCACACTGGCTGCAAAACTGGCTGATTTCTGCGGATTGGTAACTGTTATGGTATCAGTTGCCATGCCAGCCAGCACATGTGAGGCAGCAACATGGCAGGGTGATGCAAAAACTGCAGTGCCTATGCACATTTTCTGCTACCAAATACCCTACCCCATATCAGGGTGGTGGCTGTCCAACCTAGGACACTTTTGCTGCCTCGTGTATGCGCACGAGTTCTGCGCACGAACTTCGGAATAACTTGTTATTCCTGCAGTCGCGTGTGGAACGGCGCGGGCAGAGGATGGCGTGATACACACACGCGAAACATCTCTCAGTTTTTCTACGTTCTACAGAAAGATATACACTCACTGTTAAGTGAGAGTGTATCTCTTTCTTATGTAGAACTTAAAAACTGGAGTAAGCAAATGCCAAACTCAATCAATCTCAAATCCGATTTCGGTTCCCTCAACACCCTTGAAGACAAGGGTCAGTGGCTTGGCAAAAAGTTCCGCAGCATCGTGAACTCCGACCGCAAGGCAATCACGGAGTTCGACAAGCCGCTGGGCGACCTGCTTGTGGCGCTTCGTGATGAAGGCGAAGGCAAGATTGCCAAGGCCAGACTGCAGGATTGCGGCATTGCCAACATCGACCGTCGCCGTCGCAGCGAGGCAGAGTTCTTGGCCCGTAACTGGGAGAACCCAGTCATGCAAGAACTGGTGGCGTCAAAGCGGTTCTCTTCCGTCCAGACCCTGCTTCGTGAGTTCAAGAAACTCACTGCGGACGAGAAGCCGCCGGTTGTGAAGACTGCGGAGCAACTGGTCGAGGAATTGTTCAAGGGCATGGACAAGTTCGACATCAGCCCTGCAGACATCCAAGCTGCCCTTGCATCCAAGCTGGCGGCACCTGCTGCAGAGGCAGTTGACACACAGGTAGAGGCAGCTTAGGCTGTCTCTCACCAAACCGTCCTACCTAGGACATTTTCAACACGGAGTTTTGTTATGTACATCATCGGCTGTTTCTACATGATTGTGAGTGCTGCGGTATGCAGCGTGTTTGCGTTCATCAACCTGCTTGAGTACGGTACGCCGTTCATGGGTCTCATCCTGTTTGCCTGTGGCGTCTGCTTTACTGGTGGCTGGGCTGCTATTGCGAAGGAGTTTTCTGGTGAGTAAGCGTGGAGCAATGCACGACATGGGGCGTCACAAGCCCCTAGGTTCAAGCTGGCGTAGCATGGACACACAAGCCTACTCTCGCTCTTATGAGCCTGAGACACGGCCTGAGTTCCAGTGCTATGTCACTGGCCAAGCCAAGGCAATGGCAGATGCTTATCAGAAGCAGCAGGACGCGATTGCATGGCAAAAGGTTCTGGACCTGCTGGGCAACGCTTAGTATGTCTTACGTGTAAAGCACACTTGAACTATAGTGAAAGTGTGTTTACACTTAGACATTACTTAAACCGTCCTACCTAGGACACTTTCAAATGGAGTTACGTTATGACACAGCACGATTTCATCCTCATCCGTGACCTTCACAAAGAGGCACGTGGTCGCCGTCCGTCCTGCGATTGGGACGAGTGGTTTGCCGCTCTGCCGCTTGCTGAAAAGCAGGCAGTGTGGGATGGACTCGTGGCTGAGTCCAACCAGCGTGACGCCGACGAGGCGCTTGCGGAGCAGCGTTGCTGCCGTGAGTTCCTTCGGGCTGTCCGTGCTGGCATCAGAGCCGGTGCGCCGTCCGTGGACGACTCGCTGTCGTGGCTCTTTGGCTACCACATGCATGGCTGTAAGCCATACAGTGTTCAGGATATCGAACACTTTGTGTGGGAGCATGGCATCCTTCACACGCCGCTTGGCAAAGCGGTTATCCAGCGTCTTGACGCTATCACAGATTACAAGGAGATGTGAGAATGTACTCACGAAGCAATCACCAAATGTCGCCAGCAAAGCTGGAAGTCCTACTGGACATTGACAAGCTGTATCGCCAGCTTTTCGGGCAACCCGTGCCTAACCTGTACAGTGCAGGTTCGCAGTTGCATATGTCCGACCTGCTTGTGTACAAGCTGAAGCTGAAGATGAAGCTGCAAGGAGTTGGACTGTGACCGCGAACCAACGCTCACGATTGAAGCGTCGTATTGATGCCATCAATGCGCTTGGCGGCAAGTGCAATGTGTGTGGCATTGACGATTGGCAAATGCTGGAGTTCGACCATATCGTGCCTATGCATACGGAGCAAGGCACTGTGAAGGTGAACGGACAGCACAACATGAATGAGATTAACCGCATGGTTAAGCAAGGCATTGACCCTGCGTCAAAGTATCAGTTACTTTGTTGCAACGACCATCGCAAAAAGACCTACGCAAACCAAGATTTTACACGGAGTGTATGACATGACTATTGAGTTCAATATGCAAATTGCTGTTCGCAACATCATCGCTTGCCGCAGACGTGCCAAGCCACAGGATGTGGCCGCAGGCATTGCGTGGTACGCCGAGGCATACGAAGAGTGCCGCCAGATTGCTGACGAGTATGACCTGCCTGTCTACATCGTGGTGGCTGTTGTCGCTGCCTTGTCACCAAACAATCGCTGGACAACCAACATCACAAATGCCCGTGATTTGATTGATTGTCACAGCCTTGGGATTGACATGGACAGAGTATCTGTCTGCACATATGGTGCCATGAAGCGCAAAGCGTGGAGCATCCTTGACATACTACCCTGCCAAGATGAGGTGAAAGTCATCCTAAATGGCCGCAAGATTGTGTGCTTCTACGAGAACATCATGGGCGAGGATACCTGTACCATCGACGGCCATGCTCGTAACATTGCATACAATGAGCGTGTCAATCTGACCGACAACAAAACCAACATTGGCGTCAAAGAGTACGCCAATCTGCAAGAGGCATATCGCCAAGCCGCCAAGCGTTGCACTGTCAATGGCCGCAGGTTCAAGGCATACGAACTGCAGGCTGTGACATGGGTGACATGGAGAAAGCAGCATGGCATTGCCTAAACCTCTTACGTATCTCTTACGTGTAATAACACTTGAACTTTTGTGAAAGTGTATTACACTTAGAGATACTAGAAAACGTCCTACCTAGGACACTTTGGAGAACGACAATGCGTATCAGACCTGTAAATCCTGTAGCCAAGGCGATTGCACAAAACAGACGCCGTACAGCTACACAAGTACCCCAGCCCAAGAAGGGCAAGGGTTCCTACAACCGCAAGCAACAGGAGAAGCCAAATGCGGAAGACAAGTGAATTTGACCACGATTGGAACGATGTTTCCATCTTTGAGAAACTGCCAGTGCGTAAGACTGCTGGCAAGGCAAAGCGTGACGATTGGAAGCGTGACCGTCAGGCGGCACGTAAGGCAAAGCGTATGACACAGGAGAAGAACTATGCTTAACGAGACAAATGTTCGTGTATACTGGAACTTGCACAAGCACTGCTGGTCAGTGCAAAACCGCAAGACAGGCAGGGTTGTCAGGCATGTACAGGCTTGCACCCTTGCCGATGTAAAGTTCGTCGTCCGGCCTGCTGGGCGTGAGAAGGTGCGTCGTGAAGGCAAGAAGAATGTTCATGCCTTTGCTGCCGGTAGGTACAGCCTCAAGAATGGGCTTGCTGCCTACACGAAAGGCGCACGTAAGGTGACGTACAATCCCTACGTCAATGAGACATTCGTGTTCGCTGAAACTGGTGAGCCAGTGACGGATGCGTATGTTGTCACTATGGGTACATGGCAGGGCAAGCCCTCTGTCTGGGCCATCAAAACACAAGCCAACTAACCAACACAAAGGAGATATCATCATGGCTATCAAAACTGTTACTTTTCACCAGCGTTCCACAGGCAAGACAGGACAGGTTCTTGGCTCTATACAGATGGAGAACAAGCTGTCCAAGGTAGAGGCGCTGTACCGCACGTACTACGGCAAGCCTATGGGCCGTGGCAAGTTCTACGACCTCGTGCTGAAGGGTTCACGTGACGTGAAGGAAGAGGCAGGTGGATACATCCAGTACACGGCAGAGGCCGTTGCAGGTATCTGGCTCGACCAGATGCACAAGACGCTGGGCGCGGCTGTCCGTCGCAAAGACCGTGAGGCTGTCCTGAGTGTTGACCTTGGCAACTATCAGGTAGCCAATATGCAGGAACTTGCCCGTGAAGTTCGCGGCAAGGCAAAGCTGCCAGTGCATCCTCGTTCTGGCAAGCGCATCCTGACACCACGTACACAGAAAGAGGTTGCATAATGTATTGGGAAGTCGGTATCAAAATCGGTGCGGAGAGTGGGCAGGTAACTGTCCACCCAGCCGCCCTGCAGGAGAGTGAGTGGAGCAATGCGGTTGAACACGCATTGGAGATGGCAACTGCGCTGTATCCACGGCAGCGCATTGAATTGGAATGGGTCAAGGAGTTTGACAATGAGTAACGCACATAACGACGCTATCCTTGAGCGTCTGTACGATGAGGCGTATGAGGAGTTGAAGCCATTGTTTGACCAGAAAGAGTATGGTGACATGGCTTACAGAGAGGCCGACCTACACTATGCGGCTGTCGATTTGGCAAAGAAAAGATGGGAGTTCGACTATGAGTAACATCTGGAAACTGGTGATGGATTGGCGGTACAATCCGCTGTCCCACATACCTGACATGAACACACGGCACATGATAATGCAGGTGCTGGCGTGGATGTGGTGTATTATCTTTAGCATGTGGCTTGGTAGTATCGTTGCCTTTGGTATCAGTGCCATTGCCCATGTCCTGTTGATTGCTGGCGTGTTCATCACGGCTGGCGTGTTTGAAACAGCCAAACGTAAGCCACAGTATTTCGGTGGTTTAGGTCGAGGCAATGGGGGTGAGCATGAGTAAGTTATGGCACAAAGTGGCCCACTACTACCTCACGCATGACGGCATTGAAATGTTTCTGTTTGCATGTATATGGGCCAGCATAGGCTGGATGTTGTATCATGTTGTCATTGGAATTGCAGAGAGGATTATAGGATGAAGACAATAACTGTGAACATTAAACACGAAGACCGTGCCGTGCTTGAACGCAAGGTAGAGGATTACTTTCGTGGCTGGCATCCATTCGGGTATGGCACTAGGCTAGACAAGCCAGCATATTACGACGAAGACCAGCAATGTTGGGTGGCTGTAATATCCCGACAAACCTCTTGTGATTAAGGAGAATGACAATGGAAGTAACACATGAACAACGTCTAGAATTACTCAAGGCTCACAATGACTTGAGGGACATCTTGCAGACTATCTTTGACTGTCAAGACCTGTGGATTTCTGATGTGAGCAAGTTGGAGCGTATCCAATGTAGCCTGCATCAAATCTTTAAGTTCGTACCACAAGAGGATGAGAATGGTATGAGTAGGCATTATGCAGATTGGGTGCTGGCAGAAGAGGATGACGACTAATGTTTGCAGAAGCACTCGTATGCCTTGCACTCAACGTGTATCACGAGGCCCGTGACCAGCCCTTCATTGGGCAGGTTGCGGTAGCACAGGTGGTGATGAACCGTGTGCATGATGACAGGTATCCTGATGACGTATGTGAGGTGGTCATGCAAGGCCCGACATACTCATGGAAGCCCGACTTCCCCGTCCGTCACCGCTGCCAGTTTAGCTGGTATTGTGATGGTAAGTCTGATGCCACACCCGACGAGGGTGCGTGGCAGCAAGCCCTGATGATTGCACAGGGTGTGCATACAGGAAACCTTGATGACTTCGTGGAAGGTGCAACACACTACCATGCCGTCTACGTCCTGCCTGAGTGGGCAGAAAGCAAGACGCCCATTGTGCAGATAGGTGAACACATATTCTATCGCTGGGATTAGGGCTTGACCCTGACCACACTTTGTGATACAACGTATCAATCAGTTGCCATATGAAAGGAGACAACTATGCCACTAGATACACATATGTTTACAGCAGAGGAACTGCTGCCTGAAAACCTCAACTTTCCTGTTAAGTATGAGGATACTAAAGTCGATGACAAGAAGTATGTCATCAACGGTAACACTGGTGAGTACCTTGCTGTAGTTGGAAAGAGCTTTAGCACTGCTAATCATGGAACATTCTTCACCGATGTACACAACGCCATCACAGAGAACTTGGGGCCAGAGGAATGCGAGAGCATGAATATCCGCTGGAAGTCAGCGCACAATAATGCGTGGGCCATGATGGACATGTCACTGCCAGAGGTGACTGCGCGTATTGAGTCCGACAAGCACAGCACCACTATTGCACAGCGTATCATTGCCCTGCGTGGGGTGGATGGTACAGCTTCCAATCAGGTGTACTTCGGTGCCATCGACTTCTTCTGCACTAATGGTATGATTACCGGAGAGTATGATGACATCAAACGCAGAAACACCAGCGGTTTCAACATGCCGTCCTTTATCAGTGACTTGAAGGGTTCTACACAGTCCTTCTATGCACAGTCTAAGCGGCTGCAAAAGTTCGCAAACAAGACATTGTATGTCGGAGACGTAAAAGCCATGCTAGAATCTCTGTTCAAGTCAGACCGGACGGCAGAGAAAATGCTTGCCCTGTACAATCAAGAGGCCGCAACTCGTGGGCAGAATGCTTGGGCGTTGTACAGTGCCTTTACGAACTACTCAAGCTGGGCAGACGAGCGTAACGGGTTCAGTGTCAAGAACACCGGCAAGGATACCAACGCTGTAACCATGTTCCGTCGTGAGAATCAGGCTGCGCAGTGGGTGAACAGCACAGAGTTCAGGGAGTTATTGGCGGCATGAGCAAACATGATTGGGAGTATGTCAGGACTAATTCAAAGGGCCAGCCTGTGTTCCGAAAGGAGACAGGCGAGAGCCTAGAGTTTGTGCTTGAGTACCTTGATACACACGACATAGAGTATCAAAAGATGCTGGCAGGTAGCTGCCTCATTATATACAATGACCAAGACAGGCAGTACATGTACTATTGGACTACGGGTAGATGGTCACCGCGAAAACAGAGTAGCAAAAAGCACTATCACAGCAATGGTATTGCAGATTTCGTGGGTAAATATCTCAACAAGTATGTGGCTCAAAATCTTGAGGAGCAAAAGGAGAGAGAGGCACATGAGAACAGTTGAAGACTTAGTGTTGACATACTATTCTTCCAACGATTTCAGTATGTTGAGGGACAAGTCTAAGAAGGACTATCAATACTTCCTCAACATATTGGTTGGTGAGTTTGGCTCTGTCGAGTACGACAAGCTGTCGAGCAAGCAAGCCAAACACGCATACGAAGAATGGGTGAAGCGTGGCATTACGTTTGCCAATCACGTATGCACTGTGTCGTCGTTGTTGTATCGCTATGCCATCGACATGGAGTATGCTATGGTGAACCCGTTTGCCAACATCAAACGCAAGACTGCGCCCCAACGTAAGGTGGTGTGGTCAGAGGACAACGTGCGTCAATTTCTTGACACTGCCTACGGGCAGTTTGAGTGGCGTAGTATCGGATTGATAGTACACATGGCGTATGAGTGGTGCCAGCGGTTAGGCGACATGCGTCTGCTGCAATGGGACAACCTCGACATGGAAGAACGTAAGTTGTACCTTGAACAGAGCAAGCGAAGGGCAGAGGTATGTCTACCAATTGAAGATGACCTACATGAGATGCTGACACAGCAGAAAGAAGACTTTGGATTTCAGGACTACGTAGCCCCTCGCGTCCTTCCTGTGAGGGGTAGGTATCACCCGTATAGCTTAGAGCGTCTCAGCAAGGCTGGACGGGCTGTTATGAGGGCATCTAATCTGCCAGAGGAGTTACGACTGATGGACTTGCGTAGGACAGGCACGACACAGATGGTCGAGGCTGGTGTTCCTATGGGGCAAATCATGTCTGTAACTGGACACAGTAACCCGCAGTCGGTGAAACCGTACATGAAAAATACGTATGCCAGCGCAAATAGTGCATTGACGGCACGTAAATCGTATGGTAAAAGCACTTAACTGCCGCAAAGGAAAGTGATATATACATGGATAATATATATAACATTGTAAGTGACATGGATGTGCCTGTAGGTACGACTAAACGCACGGAGTGTCCTAACTGTGGGCAACGCACGTTTACTGTCACTAACAACATGGGTTCCCTGTTGTGGAACTGTTTTCGTGCAACATGTGATGTCAAAGGCGGCACACGTGTGCGAATGACAGCCGACGACATCCGTGCTGGCTTTGCTGGTGCTGAAGAGTTTGCTAAACAAGAGACGTTCACAATGCCTGATTATGTTGTGCCGTATGACTGGAACGTAGCGGAGATTGCGTGGGAGTTATACGAACTAGACGCAGAGCAGCTTGGCCTGATGTATGATGTCAAGGAACACCGCATGGTCTTCCCCATTGTGCATGATGGCAAGATTGTGGACGCCACGGGCCGGTCCCTAGGTAAACGATTACCAAAGTGGAGACGATACGGAAGAAGTGGCTTGCCATACACATCAGGGTGTGGTAATGTCGCCGTAGTTGTTGAGGACTGCTTGAGTGCTGCCGTTGTTGGTTACGGTTCCTTTGTTGGGGTTGCGCTCTTAGGCACATCGTTGCAGGAGACGCATAAGGAATATCTCTCGCAGTTCTCAACAGCCATCATTGCGTTAGACCCCGACGCGCTACCTAAGACCTTGCTTATGGCAAAGGAACTACGTGGACACGTTAACGATGTTCGTGTCCTTCGTTTGAAAGACGACCTCAAATATCGTAACCCAACAGATATGGAGAATCTAAATGGAATTATCAATCATTAGGAGCCTGATGGACAAGTCCTTCTATGACGACCATCGTGGTTCAAAATGTCCGCAGCGACTATTTAGTAAGGACGTGCGGAAGATTAAGCAGTCAATAGATACTGCTATGGACAGGTACGAGCGTAGCGTTACGCCTGATGAGATTGAAGCCCTGTTCCTGTCGGACAACCCGACACTGACTACGGCGCAAAAGAATGCGTACTCTAGCCTGTTCTCACAGATTAAACGTGAGACGCCTATGGGTAGCGACGTGGCACAAGAGGTGCTGTCTAAGCTGTTCCAGCAGGTAGTAGGCGAGGACGTTGCCAACATTGGCTTTGATATGGTCAATGGTGATGCGGCCAGCCTTGAGGCTTTGCGCAACCTGCTTGAGCGTTACGGTGATGACTTCATACCCAACCTCAATATTGAGTGGGATGACATCACTATTGAAACACTGATGGCAAAGGCAGAGTTGGAAGCCCGTTGGTCTTTCAACATACCTTCTGTCACACGCAAAGTAGAAGGCGTGTCAGGTGGTCAGCTTATAGAAGTGGGCGCAAGGCCCAACACAGGCAAGACATCGTTTCATGCCAGCTTGATTGCCAGCCCCGGTGGGTTTGCACATCAGGGTGCCAAGTGCATCGTCTTGTGTAACGAGGAGCCTACACACCGTGTTGGCGCACGTTATCTGACTGCAGCCGCAGGTATGTCTGCCCGTGAGGTACGGGACAATATGTCCAAGGCCAAGGCACTCTATCAGCCCGTGATGAACAACATCAAGATTAAAGAGGCAGGTGGACGTGACATGGCATGGGTTGAGTCTGTATGCAAATCATACAAGCCTGACATCCTTGTGCTAGACATGGGTGACAAGTTTGGTGTACAGGGTTCTTTCGCCCGACAGGACGAGGCACTGAAAGCCTGTGCTATCTATGCCCGACAGATTGCCAAGACTTATGACTGTGCTGTGTTCTACATGTCGCAGCTATCTGCTGATGCAGAGGGCCGCGCACAGTTGAACCAGAGCATGATGGAAGGTAGTCGTACTGGTAAGGCCGCAGAGGCTGACCTGATGATACTGATTGGCAAGTCCCCAACTGTCGAAGGACAGGAAGAGGACAGTCCTCTACGCCACATCAACATCGTTAAAAACAAGTTGAATGGTTGGCACGGTATGGTAAACTGTGAACTAGACTATCTGACAGCGAGGTATGAAGGATGAAGCTGACACTTGATGTAGAGAACACTGTCACCAAGCGTGATGGTAAGACGCACATGGACCCGTTTGAGCCAAACAATACACTGGTCATGGTGGGTGTGCTGACTGACCAAGACGTGTGCTACGCCTTCCCATTTGACCATACAGGGCATGAAAGTGGGTTTGACTATAGTGACCGTGTGCAATGGTTCTTAGACCAAGCCACCGTGCTTATTATGCACAACGCATCACATGATTTAATGTGGTTGTGGGAGAGTGGCTTTAAGTATGACGGGCCTGTGTTTGATACCATGCTGGCTGAGTATGTGCTTCAGCGTGGTGATAAGTCCAAGCCATTGTCTCTTGAGGCATGTGCAGAGCGTTACGAACTCGACACCAAAAAGCAGGACACTCTCAAAGAGTATTTTGCCAAGGGTGTTAGCACTCGTGATATACCTCTTGACGAACTGTCAGAGTATTGCATAGCTGATATCAAGGCTACACAGCAGCTTGCTGACAAGCAGATGCGAAGACTTAACAGCCAGAGTGACGCTGGCCTGATGGGTACAGTTGACCTGACAAATCAAGTTGCTGTATGTCTTGCTCGTATCTATCAGCGTGGCTTTGCCATCGACTTAGATGTGCTGGACGTTGTTCGTCAGGAATACGAACAAGAGCGAGATGACCTTGAGCGTGACCTGCAGGAGCATGTGCGTCGTCTCATGGGAGACACACCTATCAATCTAAACAGCCCAGAGCAATTGTCTTGGGTTGTTTACAGTCGTAAAGTTCTGGACAAGCAGTATTGGGGCAATCAGATTAACCCGTACATGAACGATGCAGACTTTCGTAGCTTACTTGCAGGTGGGACACAACGTCTGTACAAAACAAAGGCAACACAGTGCCACGAATGTAATGGCGCTGGTCAGGTACGAAAGGTAAAGAAAGATGGAACTCCATTTGCCAGAACTAATAAGTGCTCATCATGTGGTGGGGCTGGTTATCATCTTGTGGATGGTAAAGAGTTGGCTGGACTAAAGTTCAAGCCCCCCGGCCCTAAGTGGGCCAGTGCTAATGGCTTCAGTACAAGCAAGCAAAACCTTGAGGCTTTAGAAAAAGCGGCACGTGTCAAAGGAATGACAGAAGCTGTTGACTTTTTGTCAAAGGTTCGACGCTTGTCTGCTATAGACACGTATCTTTCATCTTTTGTAGATGGGATTCGTATACACGCAAAGAGCGACAATAAGTTGCACGTTAGACTAAATCAGCATGTTGCATCTACGGGTAGGCTTACTAGCACAAACCCTAACATGCAGAACATGCCACGAGGCAGCACCTTCCCTATCAAGAAAGTGTTTGTCTCACGTTTCGCAGGTGGCAAGATACTTGAAGCTGACTTTGCGCAGCTAGAGTTCCGCGCCGCCGCATATTTATCACAGGATGGAGTAGCAATGGATGAAGTATCTACGGGATTTGATGTACATGCATATACCGCTTCCGTTATTACTGAAGCTGGTCAGCAGACGAGTAGACAAGATGCAAAGGCGCACACGTTCGCGCCACTTTACGGCGCAACGGGCTTTGGGCGAACGGCAGCGGAAGCAGAGTACTACACACACTTTACGGAGAAGTACAAGGGCATCTCAAATTGGCATTCCAGATTGGCTAAAGAGGCTATAGCCACAGGTAAGATTACCACGCCATCTGGACGTGAGTTTGCATTTCCTAATGTGGTCCGCAAGCCCAATGGTCGTGTGTCCTACTTCACACAAATAAAGAACTACCCCGTGCAGTCATTTGCCACGGCAGACATTGTACCTGTGGCATTATTGCACATAGATAAAATGCTTGACGGCATGAAGTCGTGTGTGGTAAATACTGTGCATGACTCAATCGTCATTGACGTACACCCTGATGAAGAAAGGAGAGTTATCAACGTGATAGACGAGACTAACAGGGTGTTGCCTGACTTGATTACCATACGTTGGGGGTTGGTATTCAATGTTCCCTTGGAACTAGAGGCAAAAATTGGCCCCAACTGGCTTGACACTAGAGATGTGTCGTGATATAACTATGGCTTTCTAACTCAAAAGAGGAGTATAAAACACATGGAACTAACAACTATAGACACGAATAACTATGCTGCTATGGCTAAAGCTATGGGCATTGCAAACGAAGCTACGAGTGAGCGCAAGCAAGCCAGCACTCTTGCTCGTCTACGCATCAATCACTCACCTGTCATGGGTGAGGCAGAGGTGAACGGAAAGAACGTAAACATGGAAGTGGTAGCCGGTGGCACCTATCGTCTGGAAGTGCCAGACGGGCCTACTTACTACGCAGAGTCGGTGAAGATTCGCCCGTATCTGCAACGCTTTATGTACAAGCGTTTTGTCCGTGGAATGGGCGACAGTCCTAATCGCTATGTCAAGACTGTCATGGCTGATAACCTTAACATTGACCTCAAGGATAATGATGGTGGGTTCAACTGCGGTAAGCCTGCTGGCTATATCCAAGACTTCAAGTCCCTGCCAGAGAAGACGCAGGAACTAATCAAGCAGATTAAACGTGTTCGCGTTGTGCTTGGTACTGTAGAACTGGTCAACGCTACAGATGCTACAGGCAATCCTGTAGATGTAGACGAGACTGCTTTTATCTGGGAAGTCGATAATCGTGACGCCTTCAAGAATGTAGGTGGTGCGTTTACACAGCTTGCCAAGATGAAGCGGCTGCCTGTGCAGCATGTTATCACTGCCAATACAGAGGAGCGCAAGATTCCTACTGGTGCAGTGTTCTATCTGCCTATCGTGTCGCTTGACGTTACTAAGACACTTGAACTGACCGATAGGGAACAGGGCATGTTTGGTGACTTCATGCTGTGGGTAAACAACTACAACGAATATATCATCAATGCGTGGTCTGAAAAAGCTAGTCAGCATGACGATGAAGACGATGAGATGATTGTTGATGGTGTTGTAGACATCGAAGTGGAAGAGGAAGTAGCCTAATGAACCACCCTGCTGAACTGGCGTTGCATCAATACATGGAGAATGCTGCTAGTGGTAAGTCCACCATGTCGGTGGAGACTATCCAGCAAGTAGGACAGGATGTAAAGTGCGCACTTGCACGTCAGTTTGGTGGGGGCAACAAGCGAGGTGAGTTTGGTCTACGTATGTCAAACGTAGGTAGGCCGACTTGCCAGCTTTGGTTTGAGAAGAACGAACCAGAGAAGGCATTGCCCCTTCCAACTACATTCGTAATGAACATGATGATTGGAGACATCGTTGAAGCTGTTTTCAAGGGTCTATTGAAAGAAGCAGGAGTCCAGTATGAAGATGACAAAAAGGTTACTCTTGAACTTGACGATGACACATCCATCGACGGCACTTATGATATTGTTGTTGATGATGCTGTTGATGATATTAAGTCCGCTTCTAATTGGTCTTATACAAACAAGTTTGAATCCTTCGACACTCTTAGACAGAGTGATGCTTTCGGGTATGTAGCACAGCTTGCTGGATATGCGAAGGCAGCAGACAAACGAGCCGGTGGATGGTGGGTAGTAAACAAAGCCAATGGTGAGTTTAAATATGTGCCAGCTACAGGTATTGACATCGACAAAGAGATAGACCATATTCAACAGACAGCAGACACTCTGGAAGAAAACAGGTTTGAGCGTTGCTTTGATGCAGTGCCAGAGAAGTTTCGTGGCAAGGAAACAGGCAATATGGTGCTTGGCACTGAGTGTGGTTTTTGTCGCTACAGATTCTCTTGCTGGCCTAATCTACAGGAGCGTCCTGCTGTGATGTCACAAGCAAAGCAACCAAAGACGGTTGCATATGTATCGTTAACAAAGGAGTATCAGTAATGAGTGAAGAACTAGATTCCTTGCTAGATGAAATCAAGGCCACAGAAAAACATCTATCGGAACTAAGACAGGAATATCGTCAACGCAAAACTGCCGGTGTCCGCGCCGCGATAGAGGCTCGTAACGAGGCAGACAAGGTGTTGCGTGAAGAACTAAAGGCGATTGGGTATCGTGACCCAATGGACTTTTGGAGAGGGCGCAGTTTCTAGTGCCTAGTCATGCAGCATTTCGCGCAGCACGAAAGTATGGTTACAGGAGTGGGTTAGAACACAAGGTATCTATTTATCTTGACGAACTCAAAGTAAAATACGACTATGAGAAGTTAAAGATAGAATGGGAAGACCTTGCGTACCGCACCTACACACCAGACTTCGTGCTGTGCAATGGTATTATTATCGAAACGAAGGGCATGTTTACAGCAGCAGACAGGAGAAAGCATCTTGCAGTTAAGAAGCAGCATCCCCAGCTTGACATCCGCTTTGTATTTGAGAATAGTAGACGTAAACTACGTAAGGGTGCCAAGTCCACTTATGCAGAGTGGTGTATCAAATACGGGTTCAAGTATTACGACCGCATTATACCGGAAGATTGGTTGAAAGAGAAAGGCAAGAACAAGCACCCGAAGTTCATCAAGTTCAGTGGAAGCAAAGTAAAAAGGAGATAGCTATGGAACACATGTCGTTTGAAAATGAGGATTTTATAATCCGTGTTAGACCAAGCGTAAAAGAAGACGGAGAGTGGACAGGAGAGATAGACATCTCTATCATTTCTCAAGCGGACAACCCGCTAAATGATGAGGGATATAATCAAGTCATGCATTTTTGCAAGATGGTATGCTCTACCGTACCTATAATGGAGCAAGACGAAACCCTTCGTAGTCTCGTTCATACGTATGTCATGGAAGTAGTTGACAATGATGACGATATGATGGATGATGATGAAGTAATCATTACTAAAGAAGACGGTAATGTGGTACACCTTAACTTTGGCAGTAAGACAAAGGGGAGTGCATAATGAGACACGAAGAGTTTATGAAGCAAGCTGCTTTGAAAGCAGACGAGGCAGGGGCTGCTATGAAAGATATGGTCAATAGTCCCCCGCACTATAACAAGGCGGGGATAGAGTGTATTGACGCCATCCGTGCTGCCACAGGAGATGGTTACGAATATTACCTGCAGGGCAACATTATGAAATACCTGTGGCGTTACCGCTACAAGAACGGTACAGAAGACCTCAAGAAAGCACAGTGGTATCTGGATAAGCTGATAGAGGAAGTAGAAGGCTGCTACGATGAGAGTTAAAGTCTACCTAACAATCGACATTGACCCTGACGAGTATCCTGTTCCTGCCGACGAGGACGTTGGCACGGAGATTGAAGATGGCATTCGTGAATACTTCTATGACGTAGACGGTGCTGAAATTAGACATGTTAAAACACTGACGGAGTGACGAGATGAACAACTACCTACCTACAGACTATCAGAACTTTATTGCCCTTTCCCGATACGCTCGTTGGAAAGAAGACGAACAGCGTCGTGAGACTTGGAGTGAAACAGTCGAAAGATACTTTGACTACATGGAAAATCACCTTGGACAAAACTATAACTATGCTTTGCCAGATGAACTACGTGCAGAACTTGAAGAGGCTGTGCTTAATCAAGATATCATGCCAAGCATGAGAGCATTGATGACTGCTGGTCCTGCATTGGACCGTTGCCATGTCGGCGGTTATAACTGTTCTTACGTACCTGTAGATGACACTAAAGCCTTTGATGAAACTATGTACATACTTATGTGTGGCACAGGCGTAGGCTTCTCTGTAGAACGTGAGAACGTAGATAAGCTGCCTATCATTAACGAACACTTTGAGTATACTCACACCACAATTAAAGTTGCAGACAGTCGTTCTGGGTGGGCAAGGGCGTTGCGTGAGTTGATTGCTATGTTATACGCAGGGCAGATTCCAAAGTGGGACGTGTCAGGGGTAAGACCGGCTGGCGCAAGACTAAAGACCTTTGGTGGTCGTGCATCTGGCCCTGCTCCTCTTGAAGAGTTGTTCCAGTTTGTTATTGACAAAATTACAAACGCGGCAGGTCGTAGGCTCTACCCACTAGAGTGTCATGATATCATGTGTAAGATTGGTGAGGTTGTAGTCGTAGGTGGGGTACGACGTAGCGCACTCATCAGCCTGTCTAACTTAGGTGACACGCAGATGCGTCACGCTAAGTCGGGACAGTGGTGGGAGAACGAGGGACAACGTGCGCTTGCAAACAACAGCGTGTCCTATAAGTTCAAACCAGACATGGATACTTTTATGCGTGAGTGGTTAGCTTTGTATGAGAGTAAATCGGGTGAGCGTGGTATCTTCAACAGGCAGGCAGCTAAAAAGCAGGCATCACTAAATGGTAGGCGTGATGCAGAACAGGAGTTTGGCTGCAACCCCTGTAGTGAAATCATCCTGCGCCCATATCAGTTCTGCAATTTGTCAGAGGTTGTGGTGCGTTCATCTGACACACAACAGTCACTGACAGAAAAGGTTCGCCTAGCTACTATCTTAGGCACGTTCCAATCTACACTGACAGAATTTAAATACTTACGTAACGTGTGGAAAAAGAATACAATGGAAGAGAGGCTATTGGGTGTGTCTTTAACAGGCATCATGGACAACGCCATGATGTCGGGCAAGTCAGCGCATCTTGGCATGAATATTAGTGCTACGCTTAATGCACTAAAGGAACAGGCTATTAACACCAATGCAGCTATGGCTGAACAGCTTGGCATCTCACAGTCAGCAGCTATAACCTGCGTGAAGCCATCTGGCACTGTTTCACAGCTTGTTGATAGCGCGTCAGGTATCCATGCTCGTCACAATCCGTACTACATTCGTACCGTGCGTGGCGACAACAAAGACCCTATTACGCAGTTCCTTATCTCTGAGGGCATTCCTGCAGAGCCTGACGTAATGAAGCCTGACAGCACGACAGTGTTTAGCTTCCCAATGAAGTCACCACATAGTGCCGTAACACGGTTCGACATGTCTGCTATTGAGCAACTTGAACTATGGCTACTGTATCAGCGTCACTGGTGTGAACACAAGCCGTCTGTTACCATCTCCGTAAAAGAACACGAGTGGATGGAAGTAGGAGCATGGGTGTACAATCACTTTGACGAGGTGTCAGGTATCAGCTTTTTGCCATTTAGTGAGCATACGTACAAGCAAGCACCCTACCAAGATTGTACCGTTGAAGAGTATGGTGAGATGCTAGAGCGTATGCCAAAGGCAATTGACTGGGCATGTCTACAAGACTACGAGAAAGAGGACACTACGTCAGGTGGACGAGAGTTGGCATGTACGGCAGGTGTATGTGAAGTGGTTGATATTGAAGCGGCATGATTGAAGGTGC